TAATGGTTCCTACAAAGCCTCCATTGGCGGTCCATCCTGTCAAATCGCCACTGAAATCATAGTTATCTGGGCTCATCTTGCTGCCGCCGAACTCTTGATATACGCCAACAGAGGAAGCAACTGGAATGATTTCCCTCCTCGCCCCTTTCAGTACATCACTGAAATTAATATACTGTTCTGCAGGCAAGGCAGTACCATTATATAACTCCGTCTTATTCACGATAGCCCATCTGCTATTCCTCTGTACGAGGACGGCATTCGTTAATATGAGTATAGATTTAAGTATGTCATAACAAGAGAGGCTCCTACCCTTGTTGTCACTCACTCTCTGACTTAATACTTTCGTGTTCATGACATTAGTTCCAGAACCAGCTTGTTCTGTCAATGTCACATATGTATCTAAGGGCAATGAAAGGCCGGTCTTTGCTAAGCATAATTCCGTGAGAGAACGAAGTGTGAGAGATGCACTTAAGCCTGTCAGCGTGGCGCCTTTTAGAGTGCTAAGCCTATCGGACGCCGTCATGTTCACGATGCCCGGGCTGATGATCTCTCTACTAAAGAAATCCGGCACCACGAATCCCGACCACTTCAATATTCCGCCTATAGAATATTCAACTTTGATATCTGTTTCAGAGGATGTCTTAAGATTATCAATGTTAAAATTGGTGGTTTCATAGATATTAATCTCCGCGCTTGAGGACAAGAAATGTCCTGATTTATCGTTTGTCTCTAACTTGTAATTCAGAGCAAATGGCACTTCCGTGCCCTCTATCGCCTCTGTCACGGACGTGCTGTTAAACGTAATGATATCCAATCGAGCCAGGATACCAACCTTATTCATATAGTCTAATCTGTACCTCATCCTAATCTTATTTTTCTTTGTTCAGCGGTGTCTAACGTACCTACCAGCTCATCTCTTCCGATACGGAAATCAACTGTGAAATTCTCCTTGTAAGAGCCTTTGTAATCAGAAGCCCCAGGAATCGATATATTCTGATAGCTTCCTGTACCACCCGTCGTGCCCCCTCTTAACCCTGAGTCCATCATTTTACTGGCTGAAGCCGTGGCAGCGGATCCTAACGCGATTAGAGCTGCACCCGCGGCGACGGCAAGCCCAGGAGCACCCTTGAACAATGTTTTTAAGCTGTCCGCTCCAATACCGAACCCGATAATTAGAGATCCTAACTGCTGAGCGAGACGCCCCATAGACATCATCATATCTTTGCCAAAACTTTTCCAGTCGCCTGTCGCGAACGCGGCACCAATGTTAGCTGCTATATCGCCTATTCCCTGTTCAATCATAGACCCCCAGTCGATAACATGCTCGTTCACTTTTAGAAGGCTTTCTTGGAATCTTGAGGCATCAACCTCTGGGAGAACGAACTTCCCGTCTTTAAACAATTCGCTCTCTTGAGCGTCAATAGATAACGGCTTCATCTTAACGTCGATATTCAGTTCTCTACCGCCTGTCAACGTTTTCAGGTCCGTGGACAAATCACTGATCTTTTTAGCCGTGTCCTCTATATCTTTAATCACATTCTTAGAGGTTACGGTACCTGTCTGCAGACCGATTAAACGATCTTTCAGCGTGTCAATGACAGAGGATGTCTTATCAATTGAATCACGTAATGATAGATTGGTGCCTACCATCTTTTCAAATGTGGTCCTGGTATCTTCAGCAGGAGCAGATAAACTTTTGATTTCGCTTGTTAATTCTGTCGCGGTAGAGGTGGTTTCTTTAAAAGCTTTCGCGTTATCACGAGCACCTTTAACCATCTTTGAGACATAGTCTTTTGTCTTTATGTCATTTAGCGCTTTGTTAATTTTCTTAGAAGCATTGTCCGCGATTGTCGCTAACTTATCTAATCCTAAAAAGCTATATATCTCCTTTCCTATATTAGCCACCTTGCTTGCGAATTCTAATACAGCGATCTCGACTGTACGAAATACTTGTCCACCTTTTCCTGTTGTGAAATAGTTAACAAGACTATCCCAGTTAGCTATAATCAAACCTACAGCGATAGAAATAGCGGTAACGATAAGTCCAATAGGTCCTGTCATGGTAGAGAAAGCAAGGCTTAAGACAGGCATCAACTTGATGACGCTGCCGATAACAATTAGCAAAGGACCAAATGCCGCCGCGAGTCCAGCAACCACCAATACAAGCGTCTTCATGGCCGGGGACAAATTGTTGACCCATTCCGCGAATTTTTTAACCGCGTTCACAATAGGTGTAATAACAGGAAGAAGAATTTCTCCAAAAGAAGTAGCCAGATTTTTAACCACCGTGGTTAGTGAACGCAAAGTTCCGCTCGCTCCTTCAGCCTCTCTGGCAGCTTGACCCTGTGCGGCGCCTGTCTGTTCAAATATCAACGATAAAGTGGCGGTTTGGCGGGCTTGCAAAGATAATTCCGATGTTCCGTTAGATAATCCTAACGCGAACGCCCTTTGTTTCACGAGAACGTCATTGACTGCCATACCATAGTTATCAAGCATCGTATTATTTCCTTTCAACGAAGCTTGTAACGCTCTTACAGCGTCCTGCGTCCTTCCACCGTACATAGCTGTTAAATCGCCTGCCAGCTCGATAAGAGTCTGGGCTTGTTTCCCTGCCTGCTCCTCGGTTAATTGTCCAATATTGACAAGCAGAGACCCCATTAGATTGGCGTATCCTAGAGCCTCACTTTTTGCAATTCCATAATTAGGTGAAAGACTTTTCGCCCAGTCTTGAACAGATTTACTGGCTGATTTATAGATTTGATCCGTAGCACCCATAGCGTCCTGGAAATCAGCCGCCATCTTGTAAGCAGCCGCTCCGGCAGCTATTATCGCAGCGGAAAGGATCATGGCTCTTTGACCTATAGAAATAAAAGAATCTCCTATATCATTTAAGCTTTTATTCACACTTTTCTCCAGCCCGTTGATCTTAGCTTTCGCTCTGTCTATGGAGCTACTGAAACCGTCTATATTAGCCTCTATTACCGCTGTAAAGCTCATGTCTTTGATTTTTTACTGTCTAAATACTCTCTCATCCTCTTATTAGCTAATTCAATGGTCCACTGACTGACCTTACTCTTGTATTGTTTAGGCTCCTCTAACGGTAGGAAGGATTCTATGGTTTTAGGAAGTGATTTGGGATCTAAATGTGATCCCACCATGCTTTCCCAGGCTACGAGCCTAAATTTCTTCCAGCTATTCGTCTCCATCCTTGCCCAGGCGAAGCACTTAATAAGATATTCATTCCAAGGCATATCAAAAAACTCCTCCATCCTTAACTCCAGCTCGCCTAGAGCAAAAGATAAGTGCACCCGATTGAATTCGTCAGATGCACTCTCTTTCTCTACTTCTTTGGGTTCTGCGGGGTCTTCTTTTTCTCCCCCGCTGGGACGTTTTTTGGTACGCTGTCCGTCATTTGCTTCGTGAATAGTTCTAGGATGATGCCGGCTTGAACACCAAACAATCCTCCCTCTACTTCATCCAGCCAGTCGTAAATATCATTAATAGATATACCTTCTCCTCGACGCCCTTCCGAAGCGTTGATCGCTCCGAAATAGATAATCTTCGGAATAACATCTGCCGCATTTGATTGAAGAGCTTCTCCGAGATCAGCTAATTTAATTCCATCATCCGCGAGCAGCTTGATGACATAGGCACCAAATCTGATGCTTATGGTCTTACCTTTAACCGTTATCTTCGTCTCATACATAATTAAGCTCCTCCTTTAGGATCAACAGACGCGAAAGCGTTATCCACTCTAATCGTCCCAGAAAAAGTGGCGTTCCCTTCACCCGGAAATGTGTCTGTAAGTCCTGTTAATAGTCCTTGGAAAAATTGTGGAGCGATGTCTCTGCCTTCAATCTTGAAATCAGCAGGCTGCATAGCTTCAATTAGCTCTACAAGATCTGCGTAACTCATTTCTCCCGCATCAAGAGTCTTCATCACCTCGCCCTCAACAGAAACCTCACGAGAGACGTTCTGACCCTCCACCACAGGCAACCCCTGGGTACAATAATTCACTTTTTCAAGAACATTCAATGTTCTACTCGTACTTGTCGAAGTCAAGCAAACAAGGGGCTTATAAGCTGTTGTATCATATACTGAAATCAACCCTTCGAAACCTTTTGCATTTGTTTTAGCCATTTTTTATGAAATTTAAAATTAATATTTTACTGAAAGCAAATTCGTTGACCGTTTCCTCACTTAATGATTGAGCGGTTACGAGCTCTACTTGTTCTATACCATTGATCTTGGATATACCTCTACTATCCGTTAAGAGGTTAAAGACCGTATCGCCGATATCTTCACATAGTATTTTACTACCAACGGTCTTCCAAGTGGTGATAATTCTCACCGTTAAACTTAGATTAAATCTGGGAGCACAGAATGTCTGTACATCGTTTTTTTGCTCCTGCTGGTCTTGTAAGATGATATAGACTTGACTGGCTCCGCCAATAGATGGCAAAGTAACGGAAGGATTCACGAACTCATCAAAGACCGGGATTTCAACACTTAAATGATTGATCCCTGTCAACTTCGTGAATACTTCAGTGCGTATGAATGTCGCTCTATCCATTCTATCTATCATTTACAGGATTAATCCTTGTGATAACTCTCAATTTCTCCTTAAATATAAGGAAATTTTTTAACACCGACGGGTATAGGTACGGTTTTCCTTTTAATGTACCTTGTCCATTGATGTAGAACTTCCTTGCAATCTCTTTAATCCACTCCGGGTAGGGTGCAAGGATGCTAACAGCACTCAATCCGGTCCCGAACTCAAAGTAAGCCGCCAAATTGTTATTGCCCATCACACCCACTTCACCTTTCAATCCGCCTTTAGAAAATTGTTTATCAATGTTGATAAACTTCATTCCCTGGATGCTAGCAGGTTCGTCAGGTACGTTTCGAGTGGCTTCAATCTCGATATCTGTCACGGTATCAGCAACCAGGTTCTTCATTTCCCTGATCTGTACCTCTTTGTACTTATTGAGGTGTGAACCTGTGGTGTTGATAACTCTTCCCATCTTTTAATCCTTTTTTCTAATATCGAATATCCATTCTTTGTTAAGACGAACATCGTCAACTACCGGACTGGATATAATCATATAAACTTTGTTCTGCCAACGAATGAGGCTATTTTCTTGTGGCGCAAATCCTTTTCTGGCCTGCACCCCTACTCTATATATAGCTGGGAGATTCATTTGCGCTTGAGCGATATCTCGCGATGCTTTCAGCTGTTCAATACGAGCCCAAGTGTTAAGCAAATCAATAGTGCTCGGAATTGTCCCGCCTGCTCCATCACTGACGGCCCCTTCCGTGATGAACTGTATCCGCTGATCGTATTTCCCTAATTTCATAGCTTAAAGCATTGGTCTATTACAATGACGTCTATAAGTATTAATAGAGGATTGACTGCCTGATTGTGATTCCCCTCTTGTAGCGTACATCGCAGCGATATCCTCTAGAATAGCGTTCTCTACTTCGTACATCGAACAAGTAGAATCCAGCAACTTCTTACCCATGATCGTTTCTGCTTTTTCAATAGCAGCAGACATCAAACTATCCAGATACTCATCGTTATCCGTGAAATCTATGTTGAGGTACGATTTAACTTTTTCGAGTGTGATCATTTCTTCTTCGTTTTTTTAAGTTCGATATCCTCTTTCTTCACTGCTTTCTTTTCCACGTCCTCTTTGACAATCTTCTCTACGAGTTCGGCATAACCAACACGAATCCATCGCTTGGCTTTCTCCTCACTTACATTAACGATTACTCCTATACTTTTAACTTTTACTTTCATAGCGTCTTGATTGAAATACATTGTTAGTATGAGTGACCCAAATCACTCATACCCTTTTTTATGGTGCTGTTTCAAGAACCTTTATTCTGGCGGAAAGAGCGATTGCCAGCGCTTGCAAATTTGCAGCAGCATCCAACCCTGATGTGGCATCCGCTACCACAGCGTGGTCATGATTACCGGCAGCGGCAGTAGTAGCAGTTACGCCTATTGCTCCGGCAACTATATTGGCCCAAGCAGCAGCAGCATCTGCTCCAGCAGCGATGACAGCAGGTTTCCCGGCGATATCCGCCCAACCGGCTACGGTACCAATAGAACCAAGGGCGGCATAAGCATCCACTCCATTACCTTTCTTCAACACTCCTGTATCAGTCGCGAACAGAAGATCATTTGAAGGGTAGATATTTGTATCTGTCGCGAAGTGTGCGGCGGTATCTTCCCATATTCGTACATTATATTTAATTTGTGCCATAATCTTTATTTTTTATAGGAGTGGTTGCCCACTCCCGTAATTTATATTAGACAGCAGGAACATAAGTTCCTTTGACGATAGCTAAATCGTTGAATATAGCCATTGACACTCTTTCTTCAATACGGAACATCACTTTGTTCTTTTTCGCCAGTGTTGAATCCTCGAACATTCTCAGTTCTGGGCTCATACGACGTAAGAACATCAGTGCGTTACGGTCGAAAGTCAAGAAATTATTTCTTGTCATATCAGTAGTCGTTACCGTATCTAATCCAGCTACCGCAAATCGTCCACCATGAACACCAGTCATACCTGGAGCCAAGTTGTATTCGCCAGAGCCTAAGGCTTTATTCAATCCTAAAGATACAGTATCACGAGGGTGAAGTATAACATTAGAAGGGACATAAAAGTCGTTAGTTCCGGACGGAATCTGCCCAAAAGCGGCATCGATGATCATCTCACCAAAATTAGTGAAATCTCCATCATAAGCGGTTGCAGCCGCTAACATGCCTGTGACAGGATTTGTGTCCGCGGTTCCATTCAATACGAAACCGTTTTCAGCTGTCTTTAAGCTAATCAACAACTTCTGTTGTAAGTAATTCGTTAACCAAGGGATGTCATCTAACATCTCTCTCTCAACGATAACAATACCGGCAATCCATTTGAAAAACGCGGTCTGTGAAGTGAAATCGTAATCTACTTGAGCTTTGTCTTTCGTGGCATCCAACCAAGTAGCGACAGCACCCTCACCACCGTTTTCTTTAGGATAGATGATACTATTAGCGACCGAAGTGGCTTGAGGGAGGATATCTGCTAACCAGATACGGTTATAAGGATTCCACATCATTCCTGGCATAACCTGCTGGGTCCAAGGTGTATGACCTGAAAAATTAGAGCTCATGCTCATATCACCTACCGCCTTCATCGCGATTGATACGCTCTGTCCGCTACCTTTTTGGTGCCCTTTGATAGCATCCATGTTTGCTTTAATAGCATCTTCAAGGTACTCGTTGAAAGATTTTTCGATCTTTTTTTCTATACCCTTCAATTCTTTCATCGAAGCTTGAAGTTCTTGAACTTCTTTTGTAAATTCAGCTTTTTGTTTCTCTATGTCTTCTTTCGTGCTTGCACTTTTAGAGAGAGTATCAAATTTGCTTACAATATCATCCAGCTTCATCTGTACAGCTTTATTCGCTTCCTCGGAAGCTTCTGTGGCGGCTTCTTTAGCTTGTTTACTAATAGCTTCTGCCGCCTCTTTCTGAGCTTTTTCCAGGGCTAATTTTTCTTCTTCGTTCATAATTTCTTTGAAATTTGATTGTAAATATTAAGTATTATTTGAGATTGCGACGGCTTAATATCGAGAGTGGACTTGTCTATTGACTCCGGCTCTTTGTTTTTAAGTGTCAGAAATTTTTCTAATGATTGTAGTATTTTATCGTTGAACTTCTCGTTGTCGTAGGCTTTCTCAATCAATTCCCAGAACTCTTCTTGAGATGGATCAGTCAATTCCCTCGCCGACTTTACGGTGTTTATAAGTGATTGTTCGTTAGCGGGGTCGTTGGTAGTAAGCACGGAAACCTCCTTGAGCTTGTATTCTACCACTTCTGCGGCATTTTTTGTGCTTCTCTTGACTACCCATCCACCAATGGATAAACCACTCTCATATCCATTCGCAACAAGGAATTTCACTTCCTCAAACGTATCTTTTCCAAGAGGAGTAGTCATCAACATCTTGGCTGTCATTTTTAATCCGTAAGGATCAATTAAGTCAAATTCTGTTGGTACTCCAACGAGTAGCGGAGAATGGTTCTTAAAGATACGAATCTTGTTCTGTCTCTCAACAACTGTTTTGGAAAAAGAGCCTGGGAGGCTGATATCTCCATCGCTGTCTTTTACATTATAAACATTAGCGTATCCGATGATAATGCCTTCGTCAACTTCTTTTACCTCCGAGAGGTTCTTATATATAAGTGTTTCCATAACTGAATCTATTTTTTATCGAGGACCGGTGTCTGATGAACTTCCTTTTGTCCCATTTTTTATAATCCAAATAATGTAGCCTACAAAAGCCCCTAATACAATTACCAGCAGGAATGAAAAGCCAACAATCGCGACCGGCACCATCGCTTTCAACATTTCTATAAGTATATCGTTATTCGTCATATCTATATCTATTTTAATCGAACATAAATAACTTGACAACCACAATTGACAACATTACCCGCTGAAGCGGATACATCATGAGGTGTCATCATCGCGTCCGTCTCACCTGTATTAGGATTGGAGACGATCCAAGGTTGCTCCTTCGGAATAGGAATACCATTATCCAATCCCATGTGCCAATCTCGAGGATCTTTTGCTCCACGGTGGATCCAAAGCTTGCCCAGTTGCATCCCACTGTCTCTTTGCCAGTCTTCTGCCGAATGGGTCTTTGATTCCGCGATCGCAGCTCCTACTTCCGTCCGAGCAATCATGCGGGCACGGTAAGGTGAAATGACTGCCATGGACCTCCTTTGTATTTCCTCTTG